CTACTACTTAAAATAAGATCTTGTTTTGCTCTCAAACTCATTAATAAGTTGAGCACGGTCAATCGCAACCGGGGTGTCCAAAGGCTTGACAATAGGGCTCTGGATCAGAATTGGGGCAGCCATAAACCACGACCAGGCGAAATCATCACCTGTGGAAACATAAATGTCTCCCTCAAATCCAACAATTGAGTTGGTCGTGGTAGATCCAATCCATCTGGCCGACACGGTCGTCTGGTCAGTTTCTTCAAAAGCGAAGTGGGTCGAATCTAATGTAGGCGTACTATGAACGTACGGGTAACAATTTTGATACGGCATCTTTATATCTAAACACTGGCTGTCTCGCAAGTACTCTATCTGGCAACCGTTTCTAAAAACGTCACCGATATTTCCATATGGACGGGGCAGTAGCGAGTTCAAATCAGTAATAAAGGCTTGTAGCGCTCCTCCATTGGCCTGAAAACTCACAGAATTAGTAAGGGGCATTCTCAAAAACTTAAAGTAAAGAGAACCTTTCCTATACATAGCCCATGTATTGAAACACGCTAAAGGACTATCATCCTTAGGTGTAAAAATTGAGGGCATAGACACAGAATACTCATTATCATTATAGATAGTAGGATGAGCAATCTTTAGGGGTCTATTCGTGAGTTGGTGAACTGCGACGATCTGGTCTCCATCACACAGCATTCCGATTGAATGTCCGGTAGCTGGTAAGATGGTCGGAAACTCTTGCGCAAATCTAATATCAATTATATTGCTAGAGGATCCATCCTGGCCAACATAAGTTCCTGTTGTAGTGCCTATGGTGTCAAACCACCTATAAACATCTAAATTATTAAGGTCCTTTCTGTTAGTGGATCTGGTATTTATGAACTGCATGTCAGCCCCGCAGCCTGCAAAAACTATAAAATAGATTTTTGAATCTGCTAGAGTGGCAGTTTGTGCAACACTTGGGGTCACAACGGACAGAGTAATGATGCCGTTCGAGAAATTAAATTCTGAGGCGGGCATCGCAAGGTCGTTAAGTACTTGTCTATACAAAACTTCTTGCAAAAAGGGAATCTGCACATTGAGATCTGTGTCGCCTTTCACATCAAAGACTATGGAAATCAAATTTCCTATTTGGTCTTCAGTGTAAGAAGAGGCCGGGACTTCGGCGGGGTTGGGGTGCCAAGTCAATCTAAGTCGACAAGAAACCATTTTGCTACAGGAGAAAGTGAAGGCAAACTTCATGCTTCCTCTCCAGTATCTAAACATAGAGGCAATAACACCTCCAGGTATACAGAATCTCTGGTATTTGTCTGCAACTGAACCTGGTGTACCATTTGTTTTAAAACATGGTCCAACTTGGGGCCTGACTGGAAACTTGCAAATTATTTGATTGGATAATTTGGTATTGTCGAAACTGCTGGTGAAAATAAGAGATGGCTTGACTTTTAAAACGTCAATGGCCATTTCGTCTCTCGTAGATCCAAAGACTGCCTGACTGCAGTCTACAGCATTCTCAACAGAATTAGCTAAGGTAAATCCGGTATTAAGTCCTGTACCGGTTGCCATGGAATCCGTTTGTACTAATCGTACTTGTGTGGGGGCTTCAGTGGTCATTGGTTTGGAAAATCCCATTTTCTTAGAAAACGAGGATGCCGCACCTAAAGCACCAGCTGTAGCTTTACCCATCATAGCAGTCATAGGGTCAAATGTAAAATTGGAAACCATGCGTGTAACTCCGCTAATGGCATTTAGTGAATCTGCAACAATATGAGTTGAACTTTTCTTGTTTGCTTCTCCACTTTGGGCTAGGTAATGCATAGAAGGTCCACCATATTCAAGGTTCTTGAAACTCATGAAAATGTCTACTGTAACTGAACTGTTTGTAGTGGATCCAACTAGCATTAAAGGAGTGAGTACTTTGAGCATCATAGCACCATTGAGGGGTGTATCTGTGCCCATTTCATCATATCTCCAATAGGGTTTGGGTGAAACGTAGGGAACTCTGAAAGTAACAGCCTCTTGTGTTTGAGCAGATAAATATCCTGCATTACACTGAGACAGACTGTACATATTTTTCAATTGCCACGGTCGGTCAATATTCGAATAAGTTCCTCGTGGAAGCCATGCCCACATGAGCATTCCACTATGAAATGGTGTT